AACTGCACGATGTACACAAGTAGCGTGACAATCAAGCCTGTCACAAAGATACCAATATTCGTCCATTCTGCTGGGCTCATGCTGTCCGCTCCACTAGTCCTACGTGCTGTACTAAAAGGTCGGTCTGTCCAAAGTCTGTACCAACCACATCGTAATATTTCGATTCATCGCCAACAACATAAACCCTATCGTGAGCCATCACATCAGCCGATACCGGAAGGGTAACGGACCACCCTGCTGATGGCTGGATGCCACCGCCTACAATGCTCTCGGTGTCTGATTGGTTTGACAACCTGCCCTTGTAATCGGCTACCTTGCGCCATGTCTCAGTGACACCGCCCCTGCCGTCTTCGGTCAACGTGAAGCGGTGAATCTCGATAGGTGTCTGGCAGAGGTTACGCACCAAGCCGGCGCTTATGGTTGCGCGTAGGATAGGGCTCATGCGAACACCACCGGGCGATAACGTTCAGCCATCTCAATGCAGTGCGATTTGAGTTGCGAGAGTTTGACATCTGATGTGCCTTCCTTGGCATCGATGTCAGAAGCACAGCGGGATGCTTTGATGAACCATGCTTGCCGGGTCGCAGTTCGCACATCGTAGCGTTCCACGTTAGCCGGTCCCATATCAACCCACATTAGGACAGGGTCGCTGGTGCCATCTAGGACGCTCCAGCCCTTCCACTGCCCACCGGGATACTCTGCCCATTCTGGTTCTATGGTCGCTGTAGTTCCAGCCACACGGCACTCATAGACCCTGCCATTAGGAGTGCTAGGGACTACACGATCGCCAACAGCATAAGCCGTGCTTGCTGCCCATGTGGAGAACCGTGAGTAGGAATCAAGGATAGAACCTATCTCGGTTGTGGACAGTTGCGGGTAGGACTGGGCATCGACAAACAAGGATACCTGTGCTATCGCTTCGGCTCGTGTCATCATGTCCTAAGTATCCCACACGAGCATCAGCGTAAGACTAACGCAATAGACAAAGAGAAAGCCCCCGGCAGTGATGCCGAGGGCTTTGTAGCGAGTCTGCTAGGATTATGTAGCAGACGATGCACCAACGATGAGCGAGCCTGGGACTCGTGCAGATGCAGTACCGGAAACGTTTCCGATGTCAAATGCGGAGAAGGCGTAACGCTCGGTTGCCTTGAATGCAAGCGCATCTTCCTTGAAGTACTGCTGATCGGATACTTCAATGGTAACCGAGCGACGGTCACCGAATGCAGTACCAACCGACAGGTCACCAAGCAGGATGTAAGGCGTAGAAGCTGCAAGGGTCTTCTGCATATTCTGAACGAATACGACATCATAACCAAAGAGCTTAGGCTGTGCGCCGAATGCCTGCTGGAGGTCAAGGATAGCGTTTCCGCTGAGTGCGTTGAGCAGAGGAGCGATCGCGTTGTACCAGATCTCCTTGTGCATATACCACTTAGCGTTAGCTGCGTAGGTTGGCAAGCGTCCGACCATCGTTGCAAGGTTGGTCAGAGTTGGAGCATACGTGATGGTCTGCCCGGTCGTGAACTGAACCAGCGATGCGATGTTTGCCTTCGTTGCGTTGGCATTGTAGACAGCCCAGAGACAACCATCAATGGATGTGGTTGCATCTGTCGCATTGTTGAATACAACACGGTCTTCTTCCTTAGCCAAGACATAAGCCATGTCACGGGCAAGGGATGCACCAAAGTCAATGATGCTGTCTTCTGCGAGTTCCTTGGAAACCTGCGTAAGGACTGCTGCCTTCTTTGCTGTCAAGCTAACCTGTGCAAAGGTCATATCCGACAATGTGATTGCCGTATTCTCACCCGGGTAGTAAACAGTTGTCGATGCAGTGCTGTTTGGTACACGGAGCGTATCGCTTGACATCGGGTAGATGCGGCAGTTCTGACGTGCAATACCAAACTGTTCACGGAGGTAGATAAGGTCGCTGGACAATGGATCTGGGACCGTGTAACCACCAGCACTGTCTGTGCCTTCGTTAGCCTTGATGTGGTTCTTGACCCAATCGGTAGCCTTGCGGTTGCCCATGATGGAGCGAGCCCACTGACCCCAAGCGTAAGCCTTGTAGTTGCGCTCTTCGGCAGTATCACCGGGGAGGAGGTCGGTGATGCGCTTTGATACGCCACCGGACTTCCATGGCTTGTCTTCTACAGGAGCGGAAGCAACAGGAGCGGTAACGCCGAGGCTCTTGATTGTCTCAATGCGCTCTTCGATATTCTTCGCCTCAGCCATCAGTGACTTGACTTGTGCAAGGTCACCATCACCAGCTGCGAGTTCACGAGCGGAAGCGAGAAAACCTTCACGCTTGGCTTGTAGTTGTTCGATATTCATAGTTGTTTTAGCAACTCCAAACGGGCAAGCAGTTCAGCTCGCTCGTTTACATCAGTGGCTTTCGCCTCGACTACGAGATCCGGTTGCGTCTCTGGCTGGTCTGCGTCCCGCAGAGATTCCCAGACTACAGGTGCAAGGCGCTTTGCGCTTGACCGGCTAAGACCGACTGCATCCCGCAGCCGACGTTCGACACCCCGCAATGATGCAGGCTGTACGCTTTTGACACCGTGCATGGCAAACAAAGCCTTAGCACGTTTTGCAAATTCATCAATGATGGCATCTGCCATGGCTTGGTCGCTCACCATCTCGATAGCCCCGCAGAGCGCATCGTAGTAGGCTTCCAGCCCTTCGTGTACCATCTCGCTCTCGGACTCATCAAAGACCGACACAGCGTATTCTTCCGGGGATTGTTCAGGCATCGGAGCCATTACCATCTCTTCTTCTTCCATCATCGGCTCCATGCTGTACATGTCCTCCAGGCTCTTGACTGAGTTGCGGTATTCGGCAGGTGTAGGCGTGATGCTTGCCTCAGCGATACACCAGCGGGTAATCTCGCTAGCCTTGCCTACACTCTTGCGCTCAACCATATGACCGGCAGCACCAGACGAGTAGCCCATCTTGCCCTGCTTGCAAAGCTTTGCGATCATGTTGCCGTATTCATCAGCCATGTCTAACTGTGCTTCGTACCAGAGCCCAGTTTCGTCCATCTTGACGTAGCCAGTACCGATGGACTTCTTGCCGATCATCTTGTCCATGCCGTGGTGATAGTAGACGTTTAGAGGGACACGCTCACCAGCCTTGATTGGGAATCCGAAATCAGTTTGAGGCGTGAAGTAGTCACCCTCTAGGTCGGTGGTATCAGGAGAGCCAAAGCGCACAAGGTAGCCTTTGACGCTTCCAAGGCGGTCTGACTTAATAGCATCACTGTAGACGGTTAGCAGGTCCATAGCGTAAGTATCCCACACTAAATATAAACGCCTTTGGGTGATGTCCAGTCTACTAAAGGTTCAATAACTTTTACATCAGATGCCGGATCACGCATTAATGCTTCGATTAAGTCTAACTCTGGATATTCGTAAACTGGTACTCTCCCTAATAAAGACAACCAAGCATCAATAGGAATCTTGCTCATTATGTCCCACAGGTCACCATTGATAATTGGACGTACACCCGGAGTGCCAGTTATCGTCATTGACAACTTTCCAGTTTTTACTATGACTTTCATAGACCAGTACCTAATACATTTTTGACAATATGTTCAAAATGTTCAAAGTCAGTTTCTGCAAATTTTAATGGATCATGTAACAACAGCTGCATACCTACTGTGTTGACTTCAGTTTCGTACAATCCATCGCTTTCTTCTTGGTATGCCCGACCTGTATATTCAGCCATCCATTTATCTCGTTTAATTTTTGTCTTTGATAATGTCATTGATGTTAATTCATCACCAGCGGTCCTTTTCTCATAAAAATCCATAGTAGATTTTTTAAGTTTGTCATCTCTGTAATCTAACCAGTGAATAAATTCATGTGCGGTAATCGTATCGTCGCCAGTGTAACCCAAGTATGGTTTGTAATTATTGCTGTATGTTTTTACGTTGTTAAGGTGGACTCTTATTGTATTGGTCACGAAACTATATGAACCACCCAATGTGTCATCTACTGTACCTTTGAGATTAATTTGATTATTTACAACTGATCTATTATCAATGTATGACACAGCATCTTTGACGTATTTCGTCAACGTAGAAAATTGTTGTTTTGTCAAATTCCTGTCTGTAATGATAGACGTGTTGACATCATCATTGTTGATTTTTACTTTTAATGGATTTTCGGATTTTAGTAAATCTCGCATCTGTTCTCGCTGCGTATCGGTAACTTGATTACGTGCAGTTCTTTTACTTAGTAACTCTTCAAACAAGTCATAGTTGTCATCAGCCCATTTGTCGTAAGCTGCACTTTGATCTTCTTTTGACTTGTCTGCGAACTGAGATAAATAATCTAGTCTACGCTGTTGGTATTCAGCCCATTGCGATTCAATCTCAACTTGACTTTCATTAACGCCAATAATCTTTCTGAACTTTTGTAACAGTAGTTCAGGATTTCTATTGTCAGGTAGTTTAATGACCTCAACAGGCTTAGGCCCTTCTACACCATCTGTTACCTTAGGCGGCTGTGGTGGCTGGAAACGCAAAGGGCCACCTATATCCTTCAGAGGAAGAACACGCGTGGTAGGCCCCCAATCCTGATTTTCTTTGACCTGAACCATATCAAATAATGGTTTCCCACTCTTGTAAAGTTCAAACCTAGCGGGTCCCATGATTGCGAGCTTTTCCGCTTCCGACAAACCAGCCAGAATACGCTCAGGTGTTGCTACTTCTGGACGTGTATCAGGGATAGATGAATCGCCGGTGATTTCCGCCCAGGACATTGTCGCAGGAACCATGACACAGCGACAGTTCGGATGGCTTGGCATAATCTGATCTGTTGCGTGTAGCGTTCCAGATAAAGCCAAACAAGCCAGACATACACGACTATCCTGCGTTGCTTGCCGTCGATACCCTTGTACGGCTGGGTTCTGGGTGTAGAGTTGCCGTTGTGCTTCACGACTAGCACGAATCATCTCGGTGCGAGCAATAGTCTCTGCTCGATATCGTCCGATATCAGCTGCCTTACGTACACGCCGTGCTACTGTTCGCGGACCTTCACCTAGCGAGATTCCCTGTACAAGAGCCATCTGCATAGCGTCGGTCGTTACCTGTGGGATTGTTGCAAATAACTCTCCCAGAGGTGAGCCATTGCCAGCCATCCCGACAAAGGTTTCGAGGGTTTCGTTTGGTAGTGCTGTCCATCCAAGACCAACGTCAACGCTGGCGGGTTTTTTACCCGCTGCCGTTTCCACAAGGCTCTCCGTTGCATCATTAGCAAGCTCAACGGCTTGACGTTGCCCATCTTCGGTTATCTGTGCCCCCTCGATGCTAAACTTTTTTAGGTTGCGTCCTAACTCTTCGATGTTGTCAATGATGCGCTGACGCATCCAGAGGATGGTTTCGCTTGGCGGTTCGCCGTTTGCTTCACGCTCTGCGATTCGTCCCTCTAACGCTTCAAGCTCATCGATGCTGGCTTTGGTCGCTGCCTTGTATGCACGTTGCATACGGCTGATGGCTACGCCTTCACGCTCCAGCAAGTTATTGCGGAACTTCTGCGATGCGGCATAGATTCTGCCCGTGCCATCGTCTACTCGCTTGTATGAGCCTCCATCAGCTCGTACCCGTAAAAAGGGTGAGACTTGTACACTACCCCCGGAGTGCAACAATCTACCGACTTGGACTCTTCACCATGTATCTGGTTGCGCTTGGATGTTGCCCAGCGGAAGCCAGCATCACCGCCCCACAAGTCCCAGGCTACACGGCCAGCCGATGGAAAACCATCCTCACCAGCGTTGAAGCCTTCAGCCTGCTTATCGACTTCATGCCGGGAGAAGAAACTGTACATCCGCAAGATGGTGTCTTCGGATAACTGCTCACCGTT